CTAACGCCGCCCGCCGTGCAGCCAGTCGGGCGGCGGGTATGTTCAAGCGCATGCCTGATAAGGGCAAAAGCGCCTATCTGGATCGCAAGCAGATCGTGGGGTTTCGTGTTCGTTACGCGCCACGTTCAGGCTCTGTGCTGGTCCCGATGAGCAACGCCCGCGATCAGATAGTGGGCCTGCAGGTGATCTACCCTGAAAAGCAACAGGATACAGGGCGTGACAAATCCTACTGGCCTTACGGCATGTCGAAGGAGGGTGCGTTTCATTTGATCGGCCCCGAGCCTGAACCCGGTGAGCCATTACTGATCTGTGAGGGATACGCCACCGGCGCTAGCCTGCACATGGCGACTTCATACGGAGTCGCCATTGCTTTTGATGCGGGCAACCTGCTCGCGGTCGCGAAGCTAATGCGTGACCGTCTCCCTGGCCGACCGATCATCATCTGCCGCGATGATGACTGGAAGACCAAACGCCCGAATGGGCAGCTTTGGAACCCAGGCGAGGAAAAGGCTACCAACGCCGCCCTGATCGTTGGTGGTCAGGTCGTTGCGCCTATCTTCTCGGTTGAGCGTCATGACAAATGGACTGACTTCAATGATCTGCATGTCGCAGAGGGTTTAGAGGCCGTCCGCCGTCAGGTGTTAGCGGTCGTCAGGCCCCCAGCAGCAGGTGGTTGGAAAGATCAGTTGGCACGAAGTGAGAACGGCGCGCTCATCGCTCACATGCAGAATATCGAACTGATACTCGGCAACGACGAACGCTGGGCCGGGGTGATCAGCTTCAGCGCATTCAGCTCCAAGATCGTTAAGTTGCGAGCCGCGCCTTACGGCGGTGGTACAGGCGACTGGGCTGATATCGATGATATGCGGGTCATGAAGTGGCTGGCTCAGGTCTACAACCTGCGGGTCAAAGCATCCAGCGTCATTGAGGCTGTGAGCATTGTTGCTCACGACCATGCCTTTCACCCGGTGCGTGAGTACCTGCAGAAACTTGAGTGGGATCAAGTGCCGCGACTGGAACAATGGCTCATCGATGTTATGGGGGTAGAGCCCTCTGAATACGTCAAGAAAGTCGGCAAGCGGTGGATGATCTCTGCAGTCGCAAGGGTGATGCGGCCTGGCTGTAAGGCTGACTCGGTGTTGATTCTTGAAGGCGCACAAGGCGCTGGTAAATCCACTGCCATGAGCATCCTCGGGGGCGACTGGTTCATGGACACTCCCTTCGCGCTCGGCGACAAGGATGGGTTTCAGGCTATCCGTGGCAAGTGGATTGTCGAACTGGGCGAGCTGGACAGCTTCAACAAGGCCGAGAGTACCAAGGCCAAGCAGTTCTTCTCTGCTTCGACAGACACCTACCGGGAAAGCTATGGCCGGAGAACAAACGACGTGCCACGCCAGTGTGTTTTCGTGGGTACGACCAACCAAGAAGAATACCTTAAGGACGCGACCGGCAACCGACGCTACTGGCCTGTTGCGTGTACGAAGGTCGAACTTGAGCAGCTGCGTGAAATGCGTGATCAGTTGTGGGCTGAGGCGATGTTTTGCTTCCAGGCAGGCGAGATCTGGTGGGTCAATCGTGACGAGTCATCCATGTTCGCCGAGGCACAGGACGAGCGCTTCGTGGTCGACGAGTGGGAAGGGCTGATTCTGAATTGGCTGGAAGAGTCGCAGATCGGTGAAACCACCAGCGGTAACGAGTTGCTGGGCACCGCGTTGAAACTGGATGCGGGGCATTGGGGCAAGCCAGAGCAGATGCGCGTCGGCGCAATCATGCACCGCCTGGGGTGGAAGCGGGCGCGATCATCGGTGCTGTCGAAGAGCGGCTTGCGACAGTGGGTATACAAAAAGCCCGCGAACTGGGGCCGGACGTCAGATCTGGTTGTCGAGAAGTTTGATGAGCCGTGCTTCGATGATTAAACGAATTGATGCGATGTTGAAACTTTGGGCTGAAGACCTGCATTCCCCTGCGTCGGGTGGAACCGCTGCAGGCGGGAATATGATCGCCATGCTGATGGAGTGCAAAGGGGAGCTGATACGCGGTACGCGGGGCAGCCGTGTTCTGCTGGATGAGTCTGCCGACATAGAGCTGATCGTCAACAAGCACCTGGCACCCGAGCTGGCGTTGGTCGTGCGTGAGCATTACTGCAACAGCGACAGTTTTCTGCATCAAAAAATCACCCACTGCGGCTGCAGTCGGCAGACCTACTATGACCGGCTGCATCAAGCACACCTGAGCATTCAGGGGCTGCTGTGGGGTAAGGCTGCTTGAGGGCTCTCGCCATTTCCCGCTTGTCCTACCTCGTCCCACTGCCTATCTACGTGGTGGGACGGGTTACAGCCCCGTCTGCCTTGCTCCGTCCCACTGTCCCACCTTTAACCAGCATTCCCACATGTAGCGTAGCGGGCACCATCATGCGCTATGCGCGCGTCAGCGTGCTTTTAAATACTCTCTCTTTACACGGAGAAATAACAATAAAGGTAGGACAGTGGGACAACGCTTTGTTTTCGGGGGCTTCAAGCGTCCCACCTGTCTCTAGCCTAGTGGGACAGTGGGACAGGGGCAAAAAAGCGAATAGCCGATTGAGTGTATTCGTCTACATTGCTGGGGCGTTGGTGCTGTGTTGCCTACATATTCGTCGGTGGCATTAATACTGGCTTGCTGCCACCGGAATCCACCTGTAAAAAGTAGTCATCTTCGATAGGTGCGACCGCATAGCGGCTAACGCACTAACAATCAAACCCGGCCAATGCGCCGGGTTTTTTGTTTTTCAGCTCACCCCTAAGGGGGTAACCGGATGCGCACCATGCCCGACAAACCAGATACGTGGGCCAGGATCGTGGCGGCCATTTCAAATCCACTGTGGCAGGGCATGATCATGGCCATCGTCGTCTCTCTACTGCGCATCCTCTACGACGCCAAAGAAACCAGTAAGCGCCGGATCTTGTTCGAAGCCCTGATCTGCGGCTCGTTAAGTCTAGTTGCGTCCAGCCTGATTGAGTGGATGACCTGGCCGCCCAGCTTGTCGGTAGCAGCAGGTGGAACGATCGGCTTTCTTGGCGTTACGGCCATTCGCGAATTGGTGGCCCGCTTCATTGGCCGGAAGGTGGATTCACTATGAAGGCTATCGCCGCTGCAATCATCATCGCGCTGGTGGGTGTACTGCTCGTCGGCATTCAGCAGTACCGGGTCGTCGCTATCACCGGTGCCATGCAACTTGAGACAAAGAGCAAGAACGAAGCCATCGCTGCCAATACCGAGAGCCAGGCGACCATCACCACGCTACGGGCAGAAGCCAAGCGCAATGCCGACTACCAGGCTGATCTGAGCAAGCGGCTCAAGGCCAGTGAAGATAAAGCCAAACGGGCGAGGAAAGACTTCGATGATCTCAAACGCACCAGTAAACCTGTTCGTGATTGGGCTTCTCAGCCTTTGCCTAATGGCCTGCGGGGCAAAGCCAGCAGTGATAACAAAAACATCAGCAGTCCGAATCGAACCCCCTGAGCTGATTCCTTGCGAACGTATCAATGCCGATGAGGCGGATCTTCGTTCGAACGGTGACGTGTGGGAGTTGAAGGATCAGGCCATCAAGCTGCTCGACACCTGCGCCGATCAGGTCGACGCGCAGATCCTGCGCAGCCAGAGCAATTAGGCCGCACCAAAATATCAGACACTGCCATTTCTTGTTCTTGGCTCTGAGTGATCATGAATAGTGAAGTCCATCTGGTTCATACAAGCAGGAAGGGGAATGCTTGGGCCACGAAAGTGGTGATCATGAGCGCCTTTTGAAAACCCGATTGGACTTGACCTCCAATCGGGTTGCGTTGGTCAGATAGAGCTATTGAAGAGACATGGAACTATGGGTTGGCCTACTGCAGAGCATTCACTACTCCTATCGTAAAGCGGCTGCATCATGCTTCCAATAATGAACCCAAAAATAGCGGCGATGACCAAATAGGCCTTGGCTCGCTCTTTCGGGCGATCAGTGTTGTCCATCCAAGCGCCAAAAGTCCTTAATTGACGTCCAGCTAGATACAGGAGGCAAAAAGCCAGTGGTAGGGCGAAGCTCAAGATTCCTATGTCGAAGCCTGGTTTCATGTGTAATTCCTCTTGGTTGGATCCAATCTTATAAACAATCTTTTTTTGTCTTACAACCCATAGCCTCATGATCAGGCCGAACTGCACAGTGGAGTGGAGCATGATCATCGCCAAGGCGTTGAGGTTTGCAACGACTATTCCTGGCCCGAAATCAAGCACTGACACCCTGTAAATCCCCAAGTGGCGGGGGACCCTGGGGTATTTCGGGGTATACGGGGCTGCGGACTCGCGGGATTTGGTTAGCGGACGGTTCACCAGCTTAGTGAACTGCGGTGAACAGGTGAACACCCCGTATTCATTGGGTGAACAGGACATTTCAGCATGACAGTGATCAGCAAGTCGGACTTCGCAGCACGGCGCGGCTGGGCCAAATCCTACGTTTCCAAACTGGCAAAGCAGGAACGCTTGGTTCTCACGCCGGACGGCAAGATCGATCTGGAAGCCACCGAAGCGCTGCTGGCCGAATCCGCTGATCCGAGCAAAGCCGCTGTCGCGGCTCGCCATGAAGAGGGGCGTGTTGATCGCGACGTTTACAGCCAAGTTCTGCCCAGCGCCGAAACACCTGCGGTGCAGCCCCCAAACAAAGGCCCGGACTTTCAGAAGTCCCGAGCGCATCGCGAGTACTACCTCGGGCAGTTGGCCGAGGCTGAGTTTCACAAGGTCCAAGGCAATCTTGTTGCGCGGGAAGCGGTTTCAAAAGCCGCTTTCACTGCTGGCCGCACCGTACGCGACCTGATGTTCGGCCTTTCTCCGCAACTGGCCCCGGAGCTGGCTGCAATGACTGACCCCTGGCAAATCGAAAAACACCTGACCGGCGCATTTCGCCGCATCTTTGAGGATGCCGCCCGCATGACCACCGCTGACCTTGAACACTCCATGACCGAGAAATAGACCTATGCCCACTGGATACGCAGACGGTGCCGAGGTGTACCGCGAGGCGTATTGCCGTGGGCTTGAGCCCGACCCGGAACTCTGGGTCGATGAATGGGCCGATGAGTACATGCGTATCCCGCGTGATACCGGTGCCGCAGAGCCCGGCCAATACCGAACGGCCCGCACACCCTATGCCCGCGAGCCTATGCGGTGCCTGTCACCGGCTCACCCCTGCAAACGGGTCGTCACAATGGTGGCGTCGCAGCTGATGAAAACCCAGATCGCTTTGAACTGGATCGGCGCGCTGATTCACATGTCGCCTTCAAACATCCTGACGTTGCTGCCCAGCCTGAGCCTGGCGAAGCGAGTGTCAGCGCGGATTAGCAAGACCATCAATGCCACTCCGGTCCTGCGCGAGCGTGTGGCTTCACCGCGCTCGCGTGACGCCCGCAACACGATGGACACCAAAGAATTTGAAGGCGGGGCGTTGTTCGCCACCACAGCCGGTTCTGCGGCGAACCTTGCTGAGCTGTCGGCTCGATTTGTCTATGGCGACGAGGTGGATCGCTGGGATGTGGACGTCGATGATGAGGGTGATCCGATAGAGCTGGCCGAGACGCGGGGCAGTACCTTCGGCCGCAACGCCAAGTTTTACTTCTCCAGCTCGCCGACCATCAAGGGCGCTTCGCGGATTGATGACTTGTTCTCAACCAGCGACCAGCGCTACTACTACGTGCCATGTCCAACGTGTGGGCACATGCAGACGCTGGAGTGGGAACGCCTGCTGTACTCGCCTGACTTCAGCACCGTGCATTACCAGTGCGCCGGGCCTGACTGCGACGTGCTGATCGAGGAGTTTCACAAGGGTGACATGCTCGCCCGTGGCGAATGGCGCTCACATGCCGACGGGGACGGTGAGACGGTGGGTTTCCACCTCAATGCGTTGTATGCCCCGCTGGGCTGGCAGAGCTGGTCATCACTGGCCAAGCAATATGAGAAGGCCAAAAAGGCTCAGGATCGCGGCGACCTTGAGCCCATGCAGGTGTTTTACAACACCCGTCTTGCCAAGGTCTGGGACAGCGCACAAGAGCAAACCAAAGCGGATGTCCTGCAAGCCCGAGCGCTGCTGGAAAACTACGTGTTGGGCACCATGCCCGCTGGCGTTCTGTCGCTCACGGCCTCTGTCGACGTGCAGGCCAACCGTCTGGAAATGATGGTGGTTGGCTGGGGCGAAGGCATGGAGCGCTGGATCGTTGACTTCCAAGTGATCATGGGCGATCCAGCAGATGATCGCACCTGGCTGGTGCTGGATGAAAAGCTCAAAGAGCGCTACCGCCATCCTTGTGGTGTCAGCCTGGCGATCCTGGCAACGGGCGTCGACTCAGGCGGACACCACACCCACGAGGTGTATCAGTTCTGCCGCGTGCGGCGCTGGCGCAACATCTTCGCGATCAAGGGCGCAAGCAAACCCGGCAAGCCGGTTATCGCTCAACGGCCCTCGCTGGTAGACGTCACATGGAAAGGCCAGACCGAGCGCAACGGGGCGGAGCTTTGGATGGTCGGCACCGACACCGCAAAGGACTGGATCTACAACCGCTACCACTTGGAAAGCGGGCCAGGCGCGTTGCACTTCCCCAGGGATTTGCCCGATGACTTCTTTGCCCAATGCGTCGCCGAGCGCAAGGTGACTCGCTACGTAAAAGGCTTCAAACGCATTGAGTGGGTGAAGGGTAAAGCTGAGCGCAACGAAGCGCTGGACTTGCTGGTGTACAGCCTGGCGATGGCGCATTACCTGGGGCTGCATCGATACGGTGAACATGACTGGGGCAGGCTCAAAAATGCCTTGGCTCAAGCCGGTCTGTTCGACGACACCGGTCACGCAAAAGCCCCTGCGGCCGAGCGCCTGAGTGTCGAGCCCCAACCTGAACCGAAGTCGGAACCCAGACCCCAGCCTGTGGCTG